TTCAGCACGATCTGTGCGTTGCCCAGACTCGGGTTCTGCGGCGTCACCGCTCCGCCTTCCGCCAGGTTGTTCGCCACGAGGTTCGGCGGAATCGAAACGTTCACCGCATCCCCGGCCTGCGCCAAAACCGGCTCGTAGTCGCGATTGACGAGGTTGCCCATAACAAGGTTCCCCATCAAAGCTGGTAATGCATCAGCCGCCACTAGCTTCACAATCGCGTTTGCCAGATTTGCCGACGTAATTACTCCCATTGTGCTCCTGTTCTTTTCTTCTCTTTGTCCTGAACGAAATAACTGCCGGCTGGCTGCATCCCGCGCTCGCCGCCGGCCCGGACTTGTGGTCCGCAATAGGGGTCCGCAAGAGCGCCCCGGCCCCAACCGCTGCGGCGCCGGATCGCTCCTCCGGCGATCCCCTGATCTCCCGGTCCCCGCCTTCGCCTACTCGCCTCGATAGCTGTGCGAGAGCGCCTGCGCAATTTCCTTTCGAATCCGGTCCAGCTCCTCAGGATCCATCCCCGGTTTGATCCGGTCCAGACTGAAGCGCCCCGCCGACCCAAGCCCCGGCGTCGCGCTCGCGCCCGAGCCGCCCGCGATCCGCGCCGGCAGCAGCTCCGGGTTCTCTCGCGTGAACCGCGCCAGATACTCCTGCATGCTGATTTCACCTTCCGGTGTCTTGGCCACCAGCCGGCCGTCCGGAGCCCGGTAGATGTCGTCCTTCACCGCCTTGAATCCCAGCTCCACTTTCGTCACGCCCAGCCGCACGAGTTCATCCCGGATCGCCGAGTGCCGCTCCGCCTCCTCGGCCTTCCGCCGGCTCCGCTCGTTCTCCTGGACCAGCTCGTTGACGCGTCGCTCTAACTGCTCGCGCCGTCTCCGCTCCTCGCTCAGCTCCGTCTTCAGCACCGGCTCCACTTTGCTCCGCTCCGCATTGATGAACTCCTGAATCGCTTCGTGAATCACTGAACGGATGTTGATCTCCCGCAGATCCAAATCCGCCATCGGTTCCTTGACATCCTCTTCCATCGCCATCTTCTCCTTTCAAAGCCCGGCTTCCGCCGGATCCCGATCGCTCCCGGTTCCGCTCGACCCGGCCCGCGCTCCGCGGCCTGTCTCGCAACCCGAAGCTCAACCACCCGGGCCCTCTTCCCCCGCCTCGATCTCCTCCGCAATCCGATCCTTCACTTCCTGGCGCACATCGCACAGATACTTGAACGCGAGCTTCTTGAAAACCTGCTTTCGCAGCGTCCGCGACGGAATCCCCAGATTCAGCAACCGCTCTGCGTCGGCCAGCTCCGCGCTGAAGTCGCCGATATCGAACTCCTCGAGCCCTGACACGTCGACGGCGATCTGGTCGCCTCGCGCTGCGACGATCGCTCGCAGTACGCGCTTCATCGTGTCTTTCACGATGTCGCCGTAAGTCCGCAGCACCTCCTGCGTGATCGCGAAATCCCTTTGCTTGCTGATGCCCGATTGCAGCGATCGGCTCGAAAGCCTGCCCCCAGCCTGCGAAAGCAAATAGCAGACTCGATAAATCTCCTCCTGCAATCGATTCAAATTCTCCGCTGCGATCGTGAAGACCTTCCCCTCCGGCTCGGTCCACCCGAAGCGGTCCTCGGGCCCCAACTGAATGTAATACGACTCCCCGACGATCTGGTTCCATTCCCTCTCCGTATAGACCACGGGGGACGCGAATAGCCCCATCGTAAGCGCCCAGGACAGTGCGTTCGACTTGTTAAAATGCTCTAGTTGCAGCAGGCCCGCCTTGTTCATCAGCCAAAGCCCCTCCGGCACGCGCATCTCAAATACGGGCACTCGGCCCTGCTTGGCCAGTCCGTGGAGCCCGCTGTCAATCAATGTAATTTCACCCGATGCTCCCTGCTCACTCGCCCGCCGGTAGATCTTGAACTGCTCTTTGTCGTAGTAGTTCCATCGGGTTTCGTGGACGATTCCCTCGCTCACGGCCGACTTTCGGTATGTCACCGTCCGGCGCACGACTACCCATTCCAGATTTCCGCGATCATCGTGACTCCAGTTGATCACCTCCGTCGGCGAGTACGCCACCAGATACGCCCGCGAAGCGCCCAGTGCTTCCTCCTCCGCCCGGTTCCACACCGGCTGCGTCACGCGCGGAAAATCCACCAGAATATAGCTGCTGCCGCAAATCAGCGCTTCGATCAGCAACCCCCGGAAGAATTCACTCAGGCTGCTTCCGCGCAAGTCGCAGTCTTCGATGAATTCGTTGACAAAACGCTTCCCCGCTTCGTCGTCCCCCTCCGTCATCACCAATGGCTCCCGGCGAAACAGGGTCGCCGCATACCAGTCCACGATGGAACCGGCGTAGTTCTCGTAGTAAACTCTGCTTAGCCGCTCGGCATAGACATCGAGCGGCTCCCTTTGCCGGCGCACGAGATACTGCGCGGCGTTTGTCTTGATCTGGTCCCCTCCGATGTACAGATCCCGGTACGTTTTCCAAACGGTTCGCTTCGCAATGTAGTCGGGGTGTTCCCGATCGATGTTCACCATGGTCTCTTCTCTCCCGATCAGGAGGGCAACAGCGGCTTGTCCTGTTCCCCTGCCGGACCGAACGGCTGTCCGAACTCTCGCCAGATCAAATAGCCGAGGGCGTCGGAAACGTGTGTCCGCTTCGAATCCCGTTCCTTGTCGATTACCCCGCTCCCGGGCTTGTACGTCACTTCCTCAAAATCACGGATCAGCTCTCGGCATCTGGAGTGCACATACAACCGCACTTGGCCGGCCGCGTTCTTGAGCCGGGCGTTGACCAGACCCACTCGGTCCCGCACCGCCGGATTCCGCGCCGTCAGCCGGTACTCGACGCGCCGGTAGCCGTTGCCGCTCAGGAAACGTTTGATGATCTCGATATCGGTGCCTCCGCCCGTCTGTCGGTGCTGGCCCGACGCGTCGGCGTAAATACGCAGGCCCTTCTTCGGCGGCGGATACCGGTTCTGAAACTCCAGACAGGCCTCCCAAGTGCTCGCGCGGCTCAGCACGATCTCATCCAGCACGTACACGGTCTCTTCTTCGATCTGGGCGATGACGCTGCTCATCGGATCCACGTTGAAGTCCAAAGCCCACAGCAAGTGCCGTTCGGGATCCGGCTCGACGTCACGAACGTGGATCCCTCGCTCAAAAGCGGGATATACCCGGCCCTCGTGCATCGCCAGGTACTCTCCTAGTACCTCCTGCCGGTAGAACCGCTCGTCATAACTCCGCTTGAGGCGTTCATAAAAGTCCGGAACTTTCTCCAGAATGTACCGGTTCTCCATCGGCTGGGCAATGATGGTTTCATAATTGCCTGCTGGATTGTCGATGAACCGCTTGTAAACCCAATCGTGTCCCTTGGGTGTCCAAACCGCGAATCCGCACAGCCGCTTCGCCTGCGGATCTCGCAAACGGCCTTCCAGCCGCAGCCACGCCTCCTCCGAGCTGTAGGTCAGCTCGTCGACCCCGAACCACGCTAGGTTCGTCCCGCGCAGCCGTTCGTACTCCTCGAGCGAGCGGAAAAGAATCTTCGATCGCGTATCTTTGATCACCAGAACGTTTTCGGATTTGTTGATGCCGTACGGGATCGAATTGGCTTCCAGGACTTCCAGCAGCGCCGCCTGAGTCGTGTCGCGCAGCATGGCGTAAGTCGGGGCGCCGATGAGCCCCGTTCTCCCGGCGTTCAAATAACTCAGCTTGAGCGCTTCGTGACATAGCGCCCGGCTCTTGCCCGAACCGATGGGCCCGGAGAAGCCTTTGAAGCGCGCCTGCGAGCGGTGAAAACGGGCCTGCGATGGCAACGGCCCGTACTCGATCAGGCAGGTGCATCTTCCGTCCCGCACGGTTCTACCCATCGCACCGTGATCTCCCGCGGCCGCTCCTCTTCGAGCTCCTTGCGGATCTCCAGCAAGCGAATGAAGTCGCCCACCGTCGCCTTGAAGTCATTGCCTTTCAGCCGCTCCTCGACCCTCCTCAGGATCTCGTCGATCAGCGCCGCTTTCTCCTCATACCAGTCCGCGTCGCCTGCCGCCTTTCCGTCGCCAGAGCTCGCTCTGTGGCGCGTTTCCGAGGCCAGGCGCCTCGGCTCGGCTCTTGGCCTCGCTCGCTTCTTCTCCGCCATCCCGAATCGACAGCCTCTGGTCCCAAAACTCCCGCCGCTGGCCGGGAGAATCGCAAGGAGCTCCCGTTCCTTCGATGAGCCGTCCCTCGCTCCCTCGGAGACTCGCACTCCCCTGCGCTGGTACGAGCCTAGCACCGCTCCCTCGCAGCAGAGCCGTCCTGCCGCTATATCTCCATGAAAAGACAGGGAATATTCAAATCAAACCAGCGTGAACGGCCGCTCGGCTTCCAGGATGCCTGCCGCCTTCGCTCCCGCCCTCCCCTTCACTTTGCCGCCCCTCCCCGCAAAGTTGACTGTTCGGTACGGATCGGCTACCCTCTTGAATAGGGGAACTGTCTAGGAGGGTTGATGGCCTACGTCATCGCTGAGCCGTGCATCGGAACGAAGGACACCGCTTGCGTCGATGCTTGCCCCGTCGATTGCATCCATCCCAAGAAGGATGAACCGGACTACCAAACCGAAGAGATGCTCTACATCCATCCCGAGGAGTGCATCGACTGCGGGGCCTGCGTTCCGGTCTGCCCCGTCGAGGCGATCTTCGCCTTGGACGATCTGCCGGAGAAATGGTCCGAATATACCGCCCGCAACGCGGCCTACTACGGCAAGTGAGCCCGAGCGGCCGCAGCGCAGGACCGTCCTCAGCGGATTTAAAGCTCCAAATGTCTTTTCTTTCTTCCCCGAATCAAGTTA